CCGTGTGCCGCCACAGAACAATCGTAGTTGGGTGAAGGGGTTGTGTTGCAACGCTTAGTTTTTACGTCAACACGTCGGTTTCCTATCATTAGGTCGTAGTCTTTGCTGTTGGCTTCGATACCGCCAGTGTAATCCTGTACGATAATTTCACCAATAGCACCGACAACATTAGATAAGCTACCAGTTATGCTGCCCTGTAGTACCCCTACAGAGGCGGCTTTCTTTTTGGCGCGGCGAATAATTTCAGGTGTTATTTTTACTTGGATCATAGATGCCCTCTTTCGGTAGGAAGACCATAACAAACGAACCACAGCTAGGGCAAGTCAAATTTGTCTCCATGCAGTATTCATCGTCTTCGTGATCTATATCGTGGTCTGCACCCCACACCAACTCGTGTTTACAATGCCAGCAGTTCAATTGCTTTCTCCTTACTTATCTTAAACCATTCGCCACGACGCTCGACAGATTCAGCCTCAAACTTATTTAGCAGGTCGGTTTCGGTAGCATGTCTGTCCTCTGTCTTCACAGATTTAATTATGATGTAGTCCCGAAAGGGTGAAGATGTTTGGTAGTTGGATAACCTGTCGGTTGCAATTGCCGCCTTACCAACCTTCACCCACTCAGGCCACGCCGGATTCATAATCAAGTACACTTCCCCTTCGTACGTCTTTTCGATCTCACTGTGTGACCAGACATCGTCTAAGGATTTGTACCTTCCCGCCTTGTGAAGCGGGTGTGACTTAGGAATGTATTCGCCGTTGACCCACATCCGGCTATGATTACGCTTGGTCATAGCTTCAGGATTATCCTTGTAGTACATAGGCTTTCCTGTGTACGGATTTGGGTCAAAGCGATTAGGCATAATTATGCTGCATTTAAGTCAACTACTTCACACACACCTGCAGTACAGGCAAGTTCACGGGAACCGCTGGTGTTATCTTCCTTTTCAAACTCAGAAAGTTTGTTCCAGTCAATAACTACATTATCATACACCTTTTTCCATTCCAAGTATTCATCTGGTTCGATGTCCTGATACGGGGCTTGCTGATAGGTATGATCACTGTGCGGCAAGAACGATACACCTGACGCCACGTCAAAGTTCTCGTACACCCACGCACCAACTTCCATCCACTCGTGCTCCTTAACCGACACAGTGATAGATGGTTTGTGTTCACACCAGTGAATCGCGTATGTCTTCCACAGTTCTAGCTGTTCGATAGCCGTTGTCTGTGTGCGAGTTACGGCACCGTCAGGCGATTTCATAGGGAAGCTAAAGACTGTCGTAGAGTCTGGCTTCATCATGTCACGCTCGTGATGTACACCGCTTTCGATGAGGAATTGTGTCAACGGGTCTTTGTTGTCGCCACGAACCGTACGAATGAAATAATCATTGTGTCGTGCGTGAATACCACTAGCCGCGTCCACAAGCTGTGATACGGTTCCTGATGGCTTGACGCGAGTAATAGCTGCAGATTGGGGTATACCCAACATATTCGCAAACTTCTTGTTAGTATCTACGGCTACCTGACGCATTTCTTCTAGCCAACGCTTGCTGTCTACGTTCTTTGAAAGCACGGGATGATCCATGATACCAGTTAAGGATACGCCTAACAAACGCTCTTCCTCTGTGTTGTCCTTCCATATCTTCCTTAAATATTTAAAGTCTGTTAAGGTAGATTGCAAAGTACCCAAGATGGTTGCGAGGCGAACCTTGCGCTTCAAGTCATCTAACGAGTCGGTTTCACGAACCACCACCTCTGACAAGTTACAGAACTGGTAGCCACGCAAGATAATCTCAGAGCACGGGTTTGTACCCCACATGTGACCTTGTTCACGGCGTCCGTTGCGACCGACTTGTTTGTCTGCCGCCTCACGGTTGAACATACCACGCTCACCAGACTTACTGTCGTACAAGGCAAGCCACTCACGCATGAACGTACCCATCTCCGGCTTTTGCTTGTAGGCTACAGAATTGTTTGCAAGCGCACGTTGTGGTTCACTTTCCCACCACATACCTGACTTAGCGTGTGCCATCTGATCATCGTTTAAGTTAGATAAACTAATCAGGGCAGAGCGACGTACGCCACCGACAACAACGATCTCGCCAATCTTACACATCAAGTCATGGCATTCGATAGGAAACAACCGACGCCCTTTAGCTTTCTTGAATGTTTCGACAACAAAGTTAAACAGGTCTGCAAGAGGCTGGGGGCCTGATGCACGTCCACCCATAATCTTGAGGCGTTCACCTGCTGGGCGAACCTGAGACATATCCCAAGATGGAACCTGTCCAGCGTAGAGCAGGGCGATTAGTTCACGCAAAGCTTTTGCCCATCCCGGTTTGCTATCGCCTACTGAAATAACGATGTCAGAACTACCAAAATTATCGGATACAACAGGTAATCTATCCACATTTTCTCTCTCCACACTAAAACCAACACCAGTACCACACATCAAAATATACATACATTCGTCAAACGCACGGGGGCTATCAACAGGGATGTAGCTACAATTATAGCCACAGATGTTATCACGAGCCAATGCAGACCCTGCTGTCATCATTGCTCTCATGGATGGCATGACATCAAGACTCAGGATACCTTCACGCAACTCGTCGGTTACCTTCTTATCTAGCTTGACGTTGCACTTACCTTGAATCTGGTTTTCCATAAAACCGACGTATCGGTCAACTGTCTCATCCCAATTCTCACGGCGTTGTTCGTTATCTAGCCAACGTGCATAGCGTGACTTATGAATGAATTGTTGATATGGTGTTGGTAACATGTTGCTCATGTCTTATTCCTCTTCTAACGTTTCGATCAGTTTGTTGAGATACCACTGGGCTTTTTCAAGGTCTTGGATTCCGTTTTTGTATCGGTATCGCCAGAGGTATTTGATGATGTTTCCTTGCAGGTAGTATTGGAACCCATCGTCTGTCGCCGCCGCGATTGCGTCAACGCATTCGATACCTGCTTGATTGTAGTGTGGCGGACTATTGACAAGATCTATTCCCCCGTATGCTTCTTTACCAGCATTCTCTAGTTGTTCCAAACGCTTCATGTAATCTTCGTGTTTCATCGGTTATCTCCATCACCAGATAACTTACCACGTTCCTTGCGGCTTTGCAACTTCTTTAGGTTAGCTTCTGCAATAGTCTGCAGGTCGGTTTCAAGAACCTGTGCCATAGCCGCAACGTACCACAAGACATCCCCTAGTTCGGCACGAAGATCGTTTATCTTATACGGCAATTCTTCAGGGGTATATCCGTCGCGTACAAACTTCTTGACCTTGTTGGCTATTTCGCCAGCCTCACCAGCCAAACCTAACGCTGTATAGATATAACCGTCTCTTTCAGAAAAGATAGCTGTACGCATTGCTTTCTTTTGATATTCATTTAAGTTCATTGCATCTTCCCAAAGTCTACTTTAATTACGTTACCTTCAACTTGCTTGGTTAGCTTGGGATCATCGATCTCTGCATCCTCTAGCATCTCTTGACCAACCAACTTGAATTGAATAGACGCCACGCCTCTGTCGTATACATCGTCAGTATGAAAGCGGATCAAGTCCAACACACCTTCTTGTACAACCATTGCAGACGTAAAGTCTTCGTCTTCCTCATAGGTATTGTCGGTTGTGTCATAGGCAGACAAGGTGAATTCATTGTCACCTGTCGATCTGAGAATGATATAGTATCTGTCCGGCAAAAGGGACATCACTTCTGCATTCTTGTGCATTTCTTCATCGTCTGTCATTTTTTATACCAATCTGTTGGGATTGAGCCTTCAGCCCATATAAAATCATATCGTTCACACCATGCAGCATACGTCGTCTTACTGCCTTTGTAAATCTTATTCGACGCCCGAAGAAACACAAAACGAATATCCAACTCTGGGTGTTGCCTCTTTACAAGCAACATCTTAACCCTGTCGTCTTTAGTCAGGTGTCCCTTTGCCTCGACGTATATGTCGCTTTCAGGCAGGTAAAAATCTGGCGTGTAATTGCGAGGTTCAGGAATATACTGAAATTTAGATTTTTCATATTCAAATGGAACTTTATTATCTGTAAGTATTCTAGCTAAATTAAGTTCGAACTGCGATCTGTATCCTGCTTTTTTCAAAACTCTAGCCCTATCGATTGAAATCTTTTTATCAAGTACCCTGCCAGTTTTGGGGATAGTCTTTCGATGTTGGTAAGTTCTGTTGTTAAAGGGTGCATCGGCACACATACATAAGCCCCGTTATGTGATGTTCTACTTATCTTCTGCAATTCTTCTTCTACAGTTCGTATGTCCCTCACTTCGGTTTCAGCCTGAAGTGAACCAGTCTTGCTGTAGTTATTTACAAGGGTGAGGGGTAGCCCGTTTTCATGCAAACGCATCTGGGCTACCCGACGTTCTCCCCCTGACTTGGAAACCGACTCGATGAAGATATGATACAAGCTTTTATTCATGCTCATCAAATCTACCTCGTAGTTTTTTACAAACAGGTACGGCATT